CAGTTACAACATTAGGTTCTTCAGTTACCACAATAGGGTCTTCAGTTACCACAATAGGTTCTTCAGTTACCACAATAGGGTCTTCAGTTACAACAATAGGGTCTTCAGTTACCACAATAGGTTCTTCAGTTACAACATTAGGGTCTTCAGTTACAACAATAGGGACTTCGGTTACAACAATAGGGTCTTCAGTTACCACAATAGGTTCTTCAGTTACCACAATAGGTTCTTCAGTTACAACAATAAGGTCTTCGATAGATTCTTCTGTAACTTGTATGTTTTTTGGAGGAGGAGTAGAGATAAATGCTGTAATATTTTTACTTATCCACCTTCTAAATTCTGTTATAACAAACTGTCGTTGAAAAGACTCAGCAATAAGATTCATATTACCTTTCGTGTTATAATTTATAATAAAGTTATTAATTATATTCTGAAACCGATATGTTTTATAAATTTCTAAATTAGAATAATTAAACAATGGTTTTCTTTTTTTAGCATTAACATAATTATGAAATAAATAAATCATATTTTTAAAATCATTTTTCGTTTTCAAATCATTGACATTTATTTTATTTAAAAAAATAATAGCATCTCTAGAACATTCAGGACAAGGTAAAAACCCGCAAATTCTTTTTATATGAAAAAACAAATATGTGTAAATATATGGATATGCGTATTCGTTAATTCTTTCAGCTAACGTATGAAATAGCCTCCATACAGGTGGTCCCCAAACTTCAGGCGGTGACATCAATATAAATATAAAATATAAAAAATATAAAGATACTACTCAAATTACAATATATATGGAAAAATATAATATAGAGGGTGGAATTGATTTTTTTAATGAATTATATAAATTATTAGATGTTGAAGAAAGTAATTTTAAAACAGAAGAAGATAATAATTTATGTTTAATAACACATCAGCCTTTAACTGAATATTATGTTGAAATGTCATGTGGGCATAAATTTAATTATATTCCGTTATATAAAGACATATTAAATCATAAACAAAAATTTAATAGTATGGAAGGCAGTAACACACGTTTAAATAACAATGAAATAAGATGTCCTTATTGTAGAAAAAAACAATCTAGTGTATTACCTTATTATAAAGAATTATCTCTAAATAAAATAACTGGGGTAAATACTGTTGAACCTAATTATAAATCAAATAACTTGTCTAGTAATAAATATTTTGGATGTGAGTTTTTAATTTTAAATACAAATTATGACCCTAGTGGAAATGAAACCGATGATTTTAAACCTCAATTCTATAAATGTTTTAGTTATGCGAATCCTCATAGTAAATATGTTTCAGCAGATGGTCTAACAATTACTAATTACGGAGACAACAAATGTTACTGTTTAAACCATCAAAAAATATTAATTAAAAAATATAAGAAGGATTTAGAATATAAAAATAAAGAAGAAATTAAAAAAACCAAATTAAAGGAAAAGGAAGATGCTAAACAAAAATTAAAAGAAGAGAAACAAAAATTAAAAGAAGAGAAACAAAAATTAAAAGAAGAGAAACAAAACTTGAAGAAAATAACAAATAACTTTAGCCAAGATGAAAAAGGAATACAAAACGTTGTTTTAGGACCATCTGCTTTAGATATGTCTGGAAATGAAACAAATAAAGGATGTATTGAAATTTTAAAATCTGGATTAAACAAAGGAAATCAATGTGGATGTTCAGTTGTCACTGATAATTTGTGTAAAAGACACTTCAAGTTAAAAAATAAAAGTAATATTTACGGGATTATAAATAATAATAACAACAATATAAATATTTATTATTAGAAGTATTTAATGGAAACTAAAGAACAATTAATAAACAATATTAAAGAATGGATTAAAATTGACACTGAAATAAGTCAATTGAAAAGTGAAATTAAAGATAGGAACAATAAAAAAAAATCATTAACTGGAAATTTGGTGTCTGTTATGAAGACAAACAAAATCGACTGTTTTGACATTAACGGTGGAGCGCTAGTTTATAAGACTAGTAAGGTAAAAAAACCGATAAACGGGAAAACATTGTTGCTTGCGTTGCAAAATTATTATAAATCAGACCCAAAAATAGCAGAAGAAATAACTAAACATGTTTTGGATAGTAGAGTGGAACAAATAAAAGAGACAATTAAACATAAAATAGATAAGTGAATTTCTAAATAATATAGTTAAAAAATAAGTTAAATAAATGTACTACAATTATATTATGAATATGGAAATAGATAACTCGAATTATACTCCTGTTGAACCAAATGTTTACTATTATAAACCGTTACTAAACAACTTTTTAGATACAAATTTAGATGATTTTTTAATGTCAAATAAAATAAAACAAATAAACATATGTTCGTATGAAGTAAACAACGAAGGTAAGTTTCCATTTTTAAAATTTTTACTTACAAATAATAACGTAGACAATGTTCTTTCATTTCCATACATTCCATATTATGACAGTTTAAATAGTGAACAATTAATAAATTTTACAAAAATACTTCTTTTTGGGTTGGTTTCATTAGAAAATGCGAATTTTGATGATTTTAATATGAATATAATTTTCAATGGATTTTATGACTTTGAAAATGAGTTATATTTATTAATTGATTTGACAAAATATAAAGCAAATATTAATGATATTTACACTAATTCAGAATCAAGATTTGTTCTAATTGATGAAATATTAAATCAAGGACATGTATGTAATATTACAATTGATAAGTATGTTTCAAGATTTTTTACAAATAATAATAATTTTTGTATTTTATTAGATAAAAATGGGAAAAATTATGAAATTCCAGTAGCATGTTATGTTGGACAAGAAGAAAAAAAGTTAAACTTTACATATACTTTTGGTGTTTCAAAAAAAAATAATAGTTTTATTTTAGGGCCATATTATTATTTTACAAATTTTACAAATGCTGTAGAAGAAATTTCATTTAAAAATGAAAATAATTCAGATATAAAAAATAACAAGAATGGGGTAATAAGATTTGCTGTATTTATGGGGACTACAAAATGGATTGATAATTTTCCAAATGATACTATTGATACATCAGATATTAAATTAGAAAGATTAAATGATGAAACTTTAGACAATAGTTATGAACGTTTAACAATGAGAATTTCAGACCATCAAGGAAAATGGGCAGAAACATTTGATAGTTGCTATTTAGGTAGTATAGAGTTAGATAATGGTGAATATTTAAAAAACACTCCTCTACTGGTTGTGAAAGAATACAATCAACAAATTCCATTGAGCTATCATTTTATTAATAAATTAAAACTAAATCATAATGAAAAACAAGAGTATTTTATAATTTAATCATAAATGTTGTATTATTATTTTAAATAATCTAAAATAATAATATAGTAATGAACGCTATTACATTAATTGGTTTATCTGTAATTTTTATATATAGTTTAACTCAAATACTTAATTTTTATGGTATAGGTTCCGATGCTTATGGAATTTATGTTTTATTTTATATATTTATAATAATATCAATCCTAATATTACCAAATGATAATCCTAAGACCTAGTCTCGTGTTTGTCTCTTTAAGTATATTTTTTAATATATAAAAAAATTGAACTAAAGATATAGTCACATAATATACAGTATAAACACAAAATGGAAAAACGATTAAACAAAAAGGTTGAAACCTATTTAACAACGTTTAAAGACAATATACGAGAGAAAACGTATTCTATGAAAAATAATGAAGAAGTAAATCATCTTCTCCAATACATTTATGATTATGAAAGACTTGTTTTTAACAAAGAAGATTTTCAAAAGCGTAAAAGAGTAAAAAATTTTGTTCCTATTTTCGACCGATGCTGTGCTAAAAGAGCATCGAATGAACAATGTACTAGAAGAAAAAAAGAAGGTAGTGAGTATTGTGGAACACATATGAAAGGAACACCTCATGGCATAACTGACACCCAAGATGAACCTAAAAATAATACTCAAAAGGTTGAAGTTTGGGCTCAAGATATTCAGGGTATTATCTACTATATTGACAAATGTAATAATGTTTATCAAGCAGAAGATATTGTTGGAAATAAACTTAATCCAAAAATAATAGCTAAGTATGCCAAAAATAACGAACACTATAGCATTCCAGAGTTTAATATCTAAAACTATTTAAAAAATCGCCTATATTTATTACAAGTAAAATGGTTCTTGAAGCGATTGATATACTTCTAATTTTATTAACTGTATTAGTATTAGTATGTATAATTCATTTATGTATAAAACATAGTTATCAACAAAATAAAAATGAGTTAAACAAAACTAAAATTAAAACCTTTAGTGTATTACCAGAAAACAAAGAAACCCTTAATGTCTCACAAGAAAACGTATAAATACAATGATACTATTATACATCGGATAAAAATAGTTCCTGTAAAATTCTAATGGTATCATTATAGTTATCTACTTTATGCCCTATCACTCTTGAATCTGTGTATATTTCATAATCGTTACCATTTTTTTCTGTTTTATCTCCAAAAAAATGGATTTCATCGTATTTATCTTCTACAAATTGTAGACAATAAGTCTTATCCCAACCTTTTGGAAAAATATCAACACTAATTTGTCCTCCAATAGAAAATTGTAACTCAACAACATCATTTAAATTATTGAATGTAATATACTCATTCCACAATTCTTGTATTTGCTGAATCATTTTTTGTCTTGTATTACTAGTTAAATCAAATTTTTCAAAATCATCTCTCTCTTTTTGACTACAAGACCTACCAATTGGAGAAACATTAATCATTCCATTTCGATGTTCAATAAATGACCCGCGTTTAACTGGGCAATCTAAGATTGATAAAGAATACAAACATATATTTATTAATGTTTTGAAATGTTCTTCTCCAATAGCTTTTACAAAACTTTCTTTTGTAATTAGTATGTTATCACAATAAGATTCTAGACCATTTTCAGAAAACCTCCATTTAAATAATTTAAAATTTTCTATTCCTATTTGTTCTATTTGTTTATCTAAATTAGAACCACCTACAAAACCCAAATCTACCATTTTTGATACTTTATTTAATAAATCTAACATATCTTTACTAATATGTTTGCGAGGTGGTGTAATAGTTCCATCAACATCAAATAAAATTAGTTTATTCATATAATACATAAAATATATAATTTCAATCAAATAAAATAATTCAAATGTAATTTTTATTTAGAGAAACGCGTATTTTGTATACCAAATTATATAAATATTTTAGTTATAATTATATAAATAAAAACTGATTTTTTATTATGGACGAAGAAAGTAAATCTATTTTAACATTAGTTGGATTAAAATTTGAACAATTAAATGAATTAGATGGAATACTAATACCGAGGGAAATGTTATTATCTGATGCTAAGTATTTAGAAATTAAAACACTTATTCCTACTCTTAAAAAAAGCTTTAGTTCGTCGCTAATGACTAGTTTGCAAAAAAATGCGGACAAGGTTCAAAAGTGGCCATTGTTGAATCTTGTAAGACAAATATTATCTGTATATAATTACCAAATGGAACCAATCAGGAAGGCTGATGGATATACTCTTGAAGGAGTAAAAAAATATAAACGGTTTTTTCAGATTAAAAAGAGAGAAAATAGTAATTTTAATGTATAATAGTCGCCTATGGTATCAAAATCTCTATATTCACACTATCACCAATAATTAGTGCGTCGCCACCATTAGGGTCTGGCTCTGGGCATCCTGATGTTGGTTGTGTGCCATTAATACTGCCTATAATAGTAGCTGAACCACATGTGCTTGTATTGTCCGCATTTATAATTGAACCTCCCACTTGATCACCTGGAATTATATTATCAATTGTTCCATTTGTATTATCAATTATAGCATTTGTGTAGTTGTAAATAACACCACCAAAATCATTCGTGATTGAACCACCTGTATTATTTCTAATGATACTACTTTTAGCATTGTAAATTGTTCCGCCTAAATTTGTAAGTATTCCAGTGTTACTAATTAAACCAGAACCATCATTACTTAGTATAGAAGACCCACTTAATGTCAGTGTAATTGTTGAACCTATATTATTATTAATTGTTCCACTATTATTACTAATTCTATCATAAATTTCAATATCACCAGAATTATTAATTGTTCCATAATTACTAATTAACCCATAATTGCTAATTGTTCCACTTGTTTCAACGATAATTGTTCCATAGTTATTTAGAACATTTTCAATGTATAGATTATATCCAGCGACTATAGTTAATGTTTGACATTCTAAAATAGTAACATTGTTGTTTAATATATAAATATTATTTTGAAGAGTTACAATGGTGTTTATATCTATAGGACCACATACAGGCGTAGGAACAGCTGCTGGAACAGGTGTAGGATTTTTTATTCTAATAAATTGTTCCATACATGATAGTGAACCTGTATTTTTACAAGAAGCTAACATTCTGGTGCTGGAACCAATCCCTCTTGTAGCTCCTAAATTAACACAAGCACCAGATACTGGACCAATAAACCTATTTGATTTGATTGAACTATATAAACCAGGCATATAAGTTATTGTGTTATTATTTTATCCAAATGTATTTTCAAATGAATAATTTACATATAAATAATTATCGTCATCTTTATAAATATTATAAAGTTCAGATATATATGTTGAGCTAGATGGTATTATTCCGTTCACAAATAAAAATATTGCCTTTTCAGGAGGCAATTTCATTCTTTTTCTAATAACATACATGAATTGCCCAATTGTTAAATCATTGGGAACTAAATATTTATTTTTATCAATTGTAGGCCATTCTTTATTTGCTCTGGAAGTTTTTTCACAAATAATGGGAATTCTATCTGGGTATTTTTCTAATATAAGTTTAGTATCATTATATCTTTCGTTAAACGAATGATTTGTTTTGAAACTCATATATAATTAATTATGAAAAAGGTTTAGATGTTTATTAAACTATTATAATTATAATTATGAATATTTATACAGTTATTTTTTATATTTCATTTTTTAGAAACATTTTATGTTTTACTGTAAATACAAACAAATATCCGTATAAAAATATGAATTTATATATGAAAAAATCAAAAAATTCGCCATTTTCATATTTATATATTCCTAAGACAGTTAATCAACAAAAATACCATAAATATTTAAATGATGACAGTTGTAAAATAATTATTGGTGTGGGTCCTGCTGGAACAGGTAAAACATTATTTGCTTGCCAAAAAGCTATAACTCAACTAAAATCAGAAGAAATTAGTAAAATTATTATTACAAGACCAGTAGTAACTGTAGAAGAGGAAATTGGTTTTTTGCCTGGAAATATACTTAAAAAAATGGACCCATGGACGAAACCTATATTCGATATTTTTCTTGAATATGTAACCAAAACAGAGCTTGATTTATTGTTGTATAGTAATAAAATAGAAATATGTCCTTTAGCTTTTATGAGAGGTAGAACCTTTAAGAATTCGTTTATTATTGCGGATGAAATGCAGAATAGTTCTCCAAATCAAATGAAAATGCTTACAACTAGATTGGGTGTTAATAGTAGAATGGTAATAACAGGTGATTTACACCAAACTGATATTCAAAAAGAAAATGGGTTAAAAGATTTAATTGTAAAAATAAATACATACACAAATAATAACAACAATACAAACTTAATAAGCATTATCGACTTTAATAATGTTGATATAGAGAGAAGTGATATCGCAAAAAAAGTAATTGAGATTTATGACTATAAGTATCTTGGAAAAAATATTATAAACAATACAACCAAAGTAGAATCTATTTTAGAAAATGATTCTGCTTTAATGCCTAAACACCATGTAATAACGAATTATAACATATTAGGTTAACTCTCCATTATTTAGCATTTGGGAATAATGCCTTATCTAGAGTTGTTCTTACACAAAATAATCTATGTAATACAATTCCTAAACCAAATAATGAAATTGTTGTGTATAAAAAAGAAGTTTTGAAAAAATATGATATAATATAAGCGCCAATAATAGTCATTATAACATCAGCTATAGCTACACCGAATAGTCTATACGAGTGAATACCCTTTTTGGGAACACCTAAAGCATTTTTGTATTTACATAAATCCATATAAATACAAAATATTATTATTACATTTTAACCAAACATACATCTTATCTCAGAATAGGTCATTTGTCTTCCAACTTTTGTTTCAAATTCCTTAATTCCTGAACCCAATATATTTGACAAATTATTCATTGAATTGTTCAATTTTTCTGTATTAGGGTTTGGTTTTAATAATTCTATTGGATTAGCAAGCATTCCAGATTGTAATCCAATTTCTACGGTTTTCATTGTTTGTAGTTCAATAGAATTCATAATTGTTTTTAATTCAACATCAGAAACAATATTGCTATTCGAATTAGGGGTTGCCATTAAATAATATAGATGTTTGTATTTAAATTATTTCTATATATACTTTTCAATTTTTTACATAAGAACGAATGATACATAAGAACGAATGATATATAAGAACGAATGATATATAAGAACGAATGATACATAAGAACGAATGATACATAAGAACGAATGATACATAAGAACGAATGATACATAAGAACGAATGATACATAAATAATAAAAAGTAGGAGGGGTCAAAGGGGAACCTTGGTTCCCTTTAATTATAAAAAATTAGTAAAAGGTGTAGAAAGTGTAGAAAAAAAAAAATTGAGATGTAGTGTGGTAAATAAGTAAAGAATAAATAATGAAGTGAATAAAGTGAATAAATTCAAAGATGTCAATGTCAATGTCAATGTTAAACGTGAATATGGAGATTTCGATGTCGATGGAAAAACAGATGAAATCGTTGTGCGAAGAAGTATCAATTCGTGTGATAAGAGCATGCGCATCGGAGTATAATTTCTCAGCGGAAGAAGCATGTAGAATGCTGAACGTGAGAATAGAACGTAATGTAAGTATTCCAAGAAAGAAAACGGAAAAAGTTAGAATAATGAAGGCTCGTTTTCCGCTGCCATTTAACGGCGAATTGAATGATTCACTGTGCTACGGTCTGCGTCAAAACAATGGTCTATACACTCAATGCCAAATAAGTCGTAAAGACGGAAAATCGTTCTGTAAAACATGCCAAATGTTAGCAGACGGTAACTCAGATGGAAAGCCAGACTACGGAACAATCCAAGACCGTGTAGCATGCGGTATCTCAGAGTTTGTGGATCCGAAAGGTCGTAAACCAACTGCCTACACCCGAATAATGAAAAAATACAAAATAACCGAAGAAGACGTAATTGAAGAGGCGAAAAAATTCAACATGACTATCGCAGCGGAACATTTTGTGGTAGCGGATGAAGTGAAGCGCGGAAGACCTAAGGCAGAGAAAAAAGCAAAAAAAGAATCAGAAAAACAAGCAAAGGGTCGCCCTAAGAAGAGCAAGAAAGTGATTGAAATTGAAGGAGATGAAGATGATTTGTTTGCGAGTTTGCTAGCAAACGTAAGCCTTGAGGAAGAAGAGGTGGTCATCCCTGAAGTAGTAGTTGCTGCTCCTGCTGCCAAAAAGGTGGGCAAGTCCGAGGAAGAAAAGATTGCTGAGAAGGCAGCCAAGAAGGCAGCTGAAGAGGAAGCCAAGGCGGCCAAGAAGTTAGCTGAAGAGGAGGCCAAGGCGGCCAAGAAGCTAGCTGAAGAGGAAGCCAAGGCAGCCAAGAAGTTAGCTGAAGAGGAAGCCAAGGCAGCCAAGAAGCTAGCTGAGGAAGAGGCGAAGGCGGCTAAGGCAGCCAAGAAGCTAGCTGAAGAGGAGGCCAAGGCAGCCAAGAAGTTAGCTGAAGAGGAGGCCAAGAAGGCTAAAGCATCCAAGAAGCCTAAGGCTGCCAAGAAAGAGGAGGAAGAAGAGGAGGCAGAAGCCCCTTGGCGTGTCTCTATCGTAAAATTCAATGGAAAGGACTACCTAAAGGATAAGCAAACTGGATTAGTTTATGAGAAAGACGCCTATTGCGACCCAAAGGAAGGCGAGGCATCACGCAAAATTCTTGTTGGCGAATGGAATGCGGAACTAAAGACGGTGAATATAATTAAAGCGCAAGTAGAAGAGGAGGAAGAGGAAGAGTATGATGAAAGCTCAGATGAGGAGGAAGAGGAGGAGGATTAAAATTATGTAGCATATTTAACTTTGTAATTGTAATTGTAATTTAATTAGTATTTAAAAAAGAATAACTCTTTTTTCCTGTAATCTTTTTTATCACTCATTTCTCGTTTTGTGACTCATTTCTCGTTCCTGCTGTAAAGGTAATATACAGTGTTTATTTTTGTTACTCATTTCTCGTTTTGTTACTCATTTCTCGTTCCTGCTATTAACCATGTGCCACACGTGCTACGACAATAAATGGCATAGTATAAAAAAATGTAATAAAATCATGTAAGAGAGAAAGATTGATTATAGTATAATATTTTATACCATGTCACAGTATGTATATCCAAGAGGATTAATGACATGACACCGTTCATCAAAATTGAGTGGTATAATGATAGCTGACTGATAGTCGATACTCCTAATATCGCATATAACAATTTCTATAGTGTCAAAATCAAAGTCTTTACATTTTGTGCCATCAGATGTGGTTAGAGGTAACAGATATTTCTCTCTATATAATGTTTCATTAATATTTTTATCAAATTTATATTCGAGAGAAGCGCAAATATTTTTAAAGAGAGCAACAAGGTTCAACGACATTTCTTAAAAGGTTATGATGATTGAGTTAAACATAATAGCAAGATTTGATTTCAATTTTATTCAGAATTGAAACCAATTAAGTATTTAATAAAAGGACTTAAAGAGAAGGCGCTTCTGGTTCCTTTTCTACAAGGACCTGTTTGGAAATATTTTTAATAATTTTACTCGCTTTTTCGTGGTCATTGTCGCCAGAGCCACCCATTGATTCTACAATGATTTTATTATATTGGTCGGAATGTCTTGAAATACTTTGGTTACAATCAGGATATTTCTCTCTATACTTTGGTATTAATCTCATATTTTTATCTGTAACTTTCTTAATTACCTTTCTAAGTTTCATATTCTCTTCATCTTGCTTCTCCCATTTATCTTCATCCTTTACATACAGAACTTCTCTTTTTTTATCAGTGCAATGGACAGGTCTTTGAGTGACATCAAGTGCCTTAAGGTTTTTCACAATGATATTAGAAATACCATCTACAAAACCAATTTCACCAACCTTTTCTAAGTCAGAAAGTTGTAGCTGAATGGATTCAACAAAATCCATAATATTCATGGCATCTTTACAGGTTTCATTTAAAAAGAATTGTAAGTTAAATGATTTATTATTTGAGTTTGTGTTATGTGAGTTATTATAGGTATCTTTCTTTACAATTTCTAAAATTAAATTTTTAAACTCTTGATTTTCTTTTATAAGATAATTGATTAATTCATCTTTGTTATCTGTATTTTTAATAGTTTCATGATTTTCCGAAACTTTACATTTTTTGTTATGTCTCCATAAACCAGAGTAATCTTTGTATTCTTTGTCACATTTTTCACACTGGAATGTCTTTGAGCTTGAAAAAGGCTTGTTTTCATTGCTAATCATTGAAATATGTTTATTCGTGCGATTATGATTTTCAATATTGCTTTTTTTACATGTCCCATAGTCACATTTTTCACAGTAATATTTAAAGCTTGAAAAAGGCTTGTTTTCATTGCTAATCATTGCTATATATAATCAATATAAAATAAGCCTAAATACTTTTCCGCAAAAATAATAAAAAATTATGGTAACAAAATATAAAAAATAATTTTAGTAACCAGACGATAATTTTCAAATATGCAGTGGCGGATTCCTTTTTTCCCCAAAATGTAAGCACTTTTGAAAAATGGACATT